TGGTGGCGTTGTTTTCTTTATGGCAGACCATACCGCGGCAAGTAGCCATTTTTACGGGGGTAGTTTTGATATAGGTAAGCTTGACTAATATGTTATTAGATAAAATTAAGGAGTGTGACCCTACTTTTTGGGAAAGACTCGAAAGTAGTGGCAAAATGTATGATATAGAGCCGGACTTCCTTGGTTTTGTTGAAATATACGAAGCTCTATCAACTATTATCCCTAAAAATAGAATTGTTGTTGACTTAGGTTGTGCTTACGCAACACAAGCACCACTATTTTTGGAACATAAGCAATATATTGGGGTAGATATTTCAGAATGTGAGAAAGTACAAACACAAAATAGCGTTTATTTTCAAATGCCTATTTCAGATTGGATTAAAAACGAGCTACCAAAATACGAACCGGAGCAACTTTTTGCTATTTGCTCGTATGTTCCACCGTGGGGAGGAGACAATCAAAAGCTAGTAAGAGAGTCTTTCCAAGACGTATTTGCTTATTACCCTAGACACGACTCCATATGAACAAACTATACACCGGACTAATTGAAGGCGACTACGACCCAGAGACAGATACTTTAATGTTGAAGTTTCAAGAGCAAACGCCAGAAAAAAGGTGGCGAGATCGTATCCATAACACTTTTATAGATATGATACAGCGTCGCAGTAAGCCGTTATACACCGTAACGGACGCTATTTTCTATGTAGATAACGGTTCAGAGACGAAATATTGGGACGTAGGTATGCCGGTAAAGGGAACCGGAGCGCAGATATTGGCTCACGCAGACTTCCGGAAGGATACAGAGTACGAGAAGCGGGTATTAGGTAAGTTTGAGGACAACATATGAAAACAATTTTACATTTGTGTGCTGATACTGGAAGTGACAGCAAACCCTACAAAGATAACGGATATAACGTTATTTTGGTCGGTAGCGATATTGGAGTTGAAAACTTTACACCGCCAGAAGATGTATATGGCATATTTGCAAATCCGGTATGTACCGAGTTTAGTACAGCTAGAAGTAATGGTAAGGCGCGTAATCCGGAGGAGGGTATGTTCTTAGTTGAGCACTGCCTACGTATCATAGAGCAAGCAAAACCAAAGTTTTGGGTTATTGAAAATCCAGCTAAAGGCGTACTAAAGCAATATATTGGTGAACCAAAATATCAGTATGAACCGTGGTGGTACGGGAGTCCGTGGACTAAAAAAACTGCATTGTGGGGAGAGTTTAATATACCGGAACGGAAATATTTTAATTGGGAAGAAGTACCTAAGCTAGAGGGTTTATACATACGTCCTAGTAGACCAAAACCGTCGCTTGCTTTTATGCACAAATCGCACTACAAGTTTATTCCAGAGTTTCAGTCTTTACCGGTACCGCAAAGTGATATGGAGTTTAGAAGTCTTTGTAGTCAGAAGTTCGCTCAAGCTTTTTTTGAGGTAAATAGATAGTGGACAACTAAAGCCAACCGAGCAAGCGGTAACGTGGTACAATTACTGCATATGGCGGCACGTAAATATAAGTTACCACTAGACACAGACGAGCTTTTCGAAAGCGCAGCGGAAACCGTGATAAAGGCGGGGAAAGCTTCGACTTCATACATACAACGCAGTCTTAAGCTCGGGTACTCACGCTCCGCACGTCTTTTAGATTTACTGGAGGAGCATAAGATCGTTGGAAAGCAGGAAGGAGCGACGCCGCGCAAGGTATTAAAGAAGAAAATGCCTATTTTCGAGCGTGTAGCTAACCCAGAAGATACGAACCGTTCTAAAGTAGGGCGTAAGAAGAACCTTATTGAAGCTGCCGCAACTTTAATGCCTAGTGATAGAGAGGACGAACCGGAACCAGACGGATTTGATGAGGAAGAAGAACGAGAACAAGACGAGTGGGACGAGGAAATCGACGTTATACCAGAAGGACTTACTCGAGACGAGGAACGATTTTGCCGTGTGTACGTAAGTGCCACGGAGTTTTATGGTAATGGGACTCAAAGCTATATAGAAGCGTACGACGTAATGGTCGTGAAAGGAACGAGAGAGAAGCTAGAGAAAGGCAAGCGTAAGAAAATGACGATTGAAAGTATACGAGTAGCTGCTTCACGTTTGCTTACGAACGATAAGATTTTGACTAGAATAAATGAGCTATTGGAGGACGGTGGCTTCAATGACGAGTTTATAGACAAACAATTAAAGTTTCTCATTACTCAAAGCGCAGAGCCACGCGTAAAGCTTGGAGCAATCCAAGAGTTCAATAAGCTTAAGCAGCGTATCCACGAGAAAAGCACGTTGGTTCACCAATTTGCTAACGAGGATATGACGGACGAGGAGCTTATGGAACGTATTAAAAAGAACCGTGCCTTCTTTAAGAAGGAGTAATAATGTTTATGTCGCCTATGAACCTATATAAAGAGGAAGATTTACAAAAGATAGCTTGGGGGATAGGAATTGCCCTTGCAATAGTGTTTTCAGTAGTAGCAACCCACTATATTTACAAGTGGACGATACCGCAGTATGTTCCGGAGCCGGAGAAAAGCTCGCCGTTCTCGGAGGACTGCGAGTTTTATCGTAAGACAATGGGAGGAGATATGGTTATTAGTGAACCAAGTACCGGAGCATTTCGATACGAAGTATATGCGACAAAGGACGGTATAGAGGTTTGGAAGTGTAATAGTTTTTAATATGTCACACGGTAAAATAGTTTGTAAGAATTGTGCTGCATTAGTAGCTCAATGTCGTTGTATAGAAGGGCATAAAAACGTTTCTTACGTTGAAAATTGCGCTAATTGCCCTAAGTCTAAGACCGAAACCACGCCTACAGGCAAGGTAATCGAGACTACAGAGCACCCAGACGGGCGTAAAGCTGTCACAGTACACGTAAACTCACTGCAATTGGAGAACCCAGACGAAGGAGATCTAGCCGCGAAGAAGGTAATTGAGGAGCAAATCCTTCCGGAGCTAGGCAATAGAGTCGTTCTAGTGACCGTGATACACAAGGAAACGCTCTTAAAAGCCACTGTAAAGACTAAGTTTATGAAGGTGCGACAGGTGGCAGAGACGCTTATTGCGAGCTTTCCGCACGATAGCGGGAAGTATACCAATGCTCCAGACCAATTTATCATTGTGGAAGTCGAAGGAGACGACGTCCGCGTAACCCAACTTTAATATGAAACAACTATCATCACACGACTTTAAGGACGTATACCAAGGTTTAGGTATAAATCTATCGAAACTTGGTTGCGTAATGCTTGATACAGAGCCAATTAAGCTGCCAGACTTCATTATTCAAGACCCAAAGACAGGAACGCAGTGTAATTGGGACGCTTTGTTTGGTTTAGAGACTTACAAAGCTCAAAATAAAGAGCGTTTCTGGATTGACGGATACGTAGGGCACGAGCCACACGTTACGCTTCTTTATGGTTTGCTACACGAAGCAAAAAACTACGAGTGGCACATTGAACAGTTGCTCAAGGGTTGGGAAATGCCTACAGTGACCATTGAAAGCGTAGGGCACTTTGACTCACCTTATTCAGACGAGCCTTACTACTGTATCGTTGCTCACTTGGAAGTAACTAACAAGCTGCTTGAAGGACACCAACGTCTCGAGTTCTTGCCGCATATCAACACGTTTGCAGGGTATAAACCTCACGTAACTATTGGGTATATCAAGAAGGACGATATGTACCTCAATATGTTTAAAGAGGACTTGAACCATTACCTATACGGTAAAGAGCTTAAAATTACAGGACTTAATCTAGGGGGTAATAAATAATATGCAAAAAGTAATCAATATATTCTTAGTGAAGCGAGAAGACTTCAAGAAGTACGGGCTTAGTGACAGCTCAACAGGGCTTTTACTAGAGCTTGAAGACGGTACTTTTCAGCAAGGATTATCTACAGACGTACTTACACCGTTTGCAGAGTTGGTAATACCTAAAGAGTAATATGCTACAACGCACACTACACAAGCTCGAGATACTAGACGACGCACCGCTCGTTATCTTTGAGAACCACGACGAAGACGAGAGCGGTAAAATGCAGCATATTCTCGTTTGGTTTATCAAGTACCAAGACAAGTTCTATGGCGACTTCATACCGGTAGCAGAAAAGGACAAGATACCGGAGTACGTAGAGCTTCTAACCAAGCAAGCTACCGAGTCACTTGCTGCCATAAAGAATAAATAGCTATGAGTACGTTTGATTTTAAAGCCATATACAAGCCACTAAACACAAAAGTCACGGGTACTACCCTAGACGACTATTTTGGCAAGCACCAATACGGTTATCGCGTATCTAACCGGAAGCGCGTAATGTCTCAAAAGACTTTTTACAAGTACTACATAATGATTGAGGAGCCAGAAGACCAACAGGGAGCAGCTAACGCCTTGCAAGCTTTCTTTGACGCGGAGGAGCCGAAGCCAGACGACCCTAGAGAGCGTGAGTTTATCCTTACGGACGGTTGTATGTGGGAAGCTAACCGGAAAGGTGGCACGTTTCACCCGCACGCTATTGAGGTAGTCGACACTGAAACGGGACAAGTCCGCTACATAGAGAGCGGCGCTCGGATTAAGTTCGTAGAGGGTTCTATTAGCCAAGGACGCGACCAGCAGTCCTATAACAAACATCATAAAGAGGTATGAAACTAGAATTAGAAAACCACCACGACGAGAAGCTAGGTATTTACGCTATCTCAAAGCCAGCAAAGCGCTCGGATATAAGCATTGCCGAGGAAATGGTACGCGTAATGGACGAGTCCGAGAAGGATTGGGCAGACAAGTACGGTATGAAAGCTTGGGCTATTGCTCACGCGCAGCTTACTAAGTCACCGGAGCCGCTATGTATCTTTGTAGTGCACCCGTCACTCGTTGAAGAAGGACTCAACCCGCTAAACGCTGGCTTTCCTAGCCGTATGATATTTAATGCTCAACTCATTGAAGCCGAGAAAGAGCTTGTAACCTACAAAAACGTCCGCAAGACTCTCTTTAACCCGAACACTGGTAAGCGCGAGATCCACGCAGCAGTGCCGGAAAAGCACACTACGCCTAATATCTTTGAACCAAAGGAAGGTTGTATGAGCTTCGTACACCGGAAGCCGAAGAAGGTACAGCGTGTCTACCGTATCACTGTCCGGTACTGGTATCCACGTAAGATACTTGGCTTTTGGGTACTATGGCGACGTACGGAGCGCGTAGAAGGGCTCAAGGCGCAGATTTTCCAGCACGAAATACAGCACTTCGAGGGAAGTAATATCTTTCATAACAACTAATGACGCTTAAAAAAGACCCACTATACGACCTAAAGCTTCTCGACTACCGTATGGAGAACGAGAAGTACCGATACTATGAACCGTCCGGAGTGGCGGAGGACTTCATAAATGCGTTTGGAAGCAATGACTACTTTATCTTGTTCCTTTCAGCCGCTAACGGTGTAGGTAAGACAGCACTGGCAACGAACATCATTGCCAATATATGCTACCCGCATAACAATCCTTGGTTTCGAGGTGGGCTTTTTGAGAATTGGGAGTACTTAAAGAAGGGACGTATCATTACCGAGTCAGACTTGGTGGAGAAGAACGTCGTTAATGAGCTTAAGTCGTGGCTACCGAAAGACCGGTACGTCACGAAGAAAGCTGGTAAGCACTACGAGTCACGTTGGTTTACTGATACGGGCTTCGATTGGGACATTATGACCTATGACCAAGACCCTATGCAGTTTGAAGGAGTTACGCTCGGTTGGGCTTGGTTTGACGAACCGCCACCAGACGTACTACTCAAGGCGACAATCTCTCGTATGCGTAAAGGTGGTATTATTATCATTACAGCGACACCTATTTCCGGCAGCGCTCACTTGTACGATATGTTTGCCAATGGGCAGATTGAGACGCAAGTACAGCTTCGCGAAGGCGAGGAGCCGGTAACAGTGAAGCGTCGAGTATTTCACCTTACAGCGGACGTTGAAAGCGTTTGTAAGGAGCACGGTATCCGAGGACACCTAGAGCACAAGCATATTGAGCAAATGGTAGCCGAGTATCCGGAAGACGAGCGACAAGCTCGTGTCTATGGTAAGTTTCAACACCTTATTGGACTTGTGTATAAAAAATGGAACAGAGACGTACACGTTATCGAGCCGTTTGCGCTTGACCCGCGCGAATGGTGTGTATATCACTCACTCGACCCACACCCGCGTAACCCAGACGCAGGGCTTTGGATAGCGGTAAACTCTAAAGGTACGAAGATCGTGGTGGACGAATACTACGAAAACCCAGACACGGTGCCGGATATGGCATACGACCTTAAGAAGAAACACTCTATTTACCGTATGGAGACGCCGTTTACTGGCGACCCGTCTATGTTCATTGAAGACCAGCATACGCAGCGCTGTTTGGCGACTATGCTGCAGGACGAGGGACTTACCTACATTGAAGCGTCCAAGGCGCGTGCGGCAGCAGATAAGCGTATTGAGACTGCTTTGGACTACCGAGAAGTCAACGGGCAGATAATCAAGCCACCGGAGCTTTATGTATTCTCTACGTGTAAGCGCTTTATATACGAGATTGAGCACTGGCGCTGGCAAGAGTGGAAAGGCAAGACTGGCTTCGATAAGAACCGGAAGGAGCAGAAAGTGGACAAGGACGACCACACAATCGAGTGTGCTGGACGTATCCTTATCCAAGAGCCACAATTTAGACCGTATGTACCTCGTACTTACTCACGTTCGACCGAGACTATGCGAAGTGACGACCCGTATGCGTAAAGTGTTGATAACAGGTTGTACACAGCTAGAATAACGTGTGGGTAGTCGCTATAATAAGTGAGGTGGGAGAAGTAGAGCACTCACACCTTGCTAGGCAGAAGGGACGCGACCCTTTCTTTCTTACTTAAGTAAAACCGCCGCTTACGAACCGGCGGTTTTACTATGGTAAAATTATTGGAGCTATACTTGCTGGCGATCACGGCAGTTGTTCAATTGAGAGCAACACCGTCTCGTTGGGTAGCTTCCACAATCTAGCTTCCGTTATGGGAGCTTTTTTGCTTCTTTGGTTATCCACATTTTAATAACAGTTCGTATGAAAATAACGTGAAAAAAGGTGGTATAGTATTGGGGTATGACAGCAAATGCCATTTTGAATATTTACGCAGCAAGCCAAGCTTTTGGGCTGTCATACAACTACCCTTTGGCTTGTGGCGTAAGTCTTCAAACAACGTCGTAAATGCACGCAATTTTGCGTGTTTTTTCGTGTCACATTGCAACTCGGGCTTCTTGCAATTAAAATACCTAGTCCGTTAATAAATCAGAGTAGTTGGTTTTGTGTAGGTTCCGTTGCGGGATACTCAATACTCCGGTATTGGTGGAGAACCCCGTATGCAATGCAGCTACATTGCAACCTACGCCAAGTCCGCTACTCAAAGCTCTTGTTCAGATACATATGCGAAAGCAGGGAAAATGACTGTCCGACTTGTCACCCTGCCGTTGAATATGTACCGGAGCGAGAGAGTTCTTAAGTACAGTAAAAAATAGGTTTCTCGTCGTTTTGTTTAATGACAATAGTATTCTTAAGAAACTGAAAGGGACTGATACTTGGAGGACACCGACACCGACCAAATAATTTTTCTCGATAATAGCCCTTCAAAGGGTAGAAGTCGGGCTATACCTTATTCACAGAAAAACACTTTGACATTTTACTTTTTAGTGCTTGCAGTATGTTATAATTTACGGGACGCCAACCAAATAAGTAAGAAAGAGAGTCGCCAAAATACCTAACGCTCTAAGGTAACATTACTGGCGATATTTTTTATATAAATGGCGACGGCTAAAACCAACAAAACAAAAGTCAAAGAGTACGACGAAGCTCCGGAAGAAGAAGTAGAGGAGCAAGACTCGGACACAGAGACACAAGCTCGACCAGACTTCACCGAGCTTATAAAACAGGCTACTTCCGAATGGGAGCAGGGCTGGTGGTTTATGAAGCCCCGTTGGGACGAGTGGGCACTCCGACTCAAGCTATACAATAACCAGAAGCGAGACAAAGAAAGCGTTGGTGATACAACGTTATTTTCCGTATTTCAAACTATTCTCGCTTCGCTCTATGAAGACCGCCTAGCTGCTACCTTCTCACCTCGAGAGATTGGAGACGACGAGATCGCCGAGAACCTAGACCTAGTAGCCGACTACGACTACGACATAATGGAGAAGGACATTATCGACTACGAGTGGGACTTTGAGACTGCCTTCTTTGGACGCGGTTTGCTTTGTGTAATGGACTTTGACGAGGATACACTTACACCTTCACCGTACGTATGGAACAGAATGGTTACTGTACGTGACCCAGAAGCGAGCAGTGTAAACGGCGACCGCTCCGGACGTGGCGCTTCACGCTTTATTTACCGTGAAATCCGAATGACGAAAGACCAGTTACGCGAGAATGACGAGTATTTCGACTTTGAGGACATTAAAGCTACCGGTGCCAAGAACGATACTAAGAGCCCGCTAGACCAGTATATGCGTGATACTGCAGACGCTTCCGGACTCGGAGACGTGCAGAAGTTCAGCAATGTAGACGGCGATAACGCTACGCTTCGCTTACGTGAAGGTTTCACCCGCTGGAACGGTAAGCTTTGCTTTGTAACCCTAGCCGACAACGGTAAAAAGGTTATCCGGTATCAAGAGCTAGAGCGCAAGACAATTCCTATTGTTGACCGTGTATTGTTCCCAATTCCAAATAACTTTGACAGTGTATCTATTCCGGACTTGGTAGAAGACAAGCAGCGAGCTCGAGCAGTAGCTTTGAACCTTTCACTCAAGGGAGTAAAGGCAAATCTACACCCAATGTACTTGTTCGATAAGAATAAGATTGACGAGCGCCAAGACTTCAACTTTGCCTTCAATAAGTTTATTCCTACCAACGGCAATCCTTCCGGAGCCGTAGTACCGCTCATTAAAGACCATATCAAGCAAGACGTGAGCTTTATTATGGATACGCTCGACCAGAGCGCTCAAAGAGCTACTGGAACGCCAGATATTAAGCAAGGAGCCCGTCCAGACAACGAAGGTACTGCAACTCGTGACGCACTCGTAGCGCAGGGTTCAGAGAGCCGTTATGGGCTTGCCGCACGTATCTTTGGCTGGAGTGAGCGTCGTTTCTGGCAAGAGTACTACAACCACCTCAAGGAGAATATGGACGACGGTATCCACGAGAAAATGGTACGTGTTGTTGGTGCTCTCGGAGCCGCGTGGCGACCATTTAAGAAGGCAGACTTGGTTACTCCAGACGACCACGCAGACCCTAACATTAAGATTGAAAGTAAGGCAGTTGCAGACGCTCGACGCTTCAATGAAGCCCAGCTTTTCCGTGACTATATGAAATTGGCAGCAGCCGACCCAACGGCTCAAATCCGTTCTGGTATGCGTCACTACGGCAAGCTTATTGGTATGAAGCAGGACTTAGTAGAGCAGATCTACCCACCTACTATCGACGAATTGCGAGCCGAGGAGGAAAACGAAATGATTAACGAGGGTAAGAAAGCGCTCGTACTTCCAGAAGACGACCACTACCTACACCTTCAAATCCACAATAAGCTTCCGGACTCACCGGAGAAAATTGCTCATATGAACGCTCACAAGCGGGCGCTCATATTGCAGAAGGTAAACCCAGATATGGTGCCACAGCAACCAGCGCAGGGAGGAGGACTGCCGCAAGACCAGTTGCCTAACCCAGCTCCGGAGCGGACGCGGGCTTTACCAGCTAACCTATAACGCTTATGCCTAAGAAAACTGTAAAAAACACCAAAAAAGTGTCAAAAACTGTCAAAAAGGCGTCGAAAAGCGTCGAACAGGAGCCAATTAAGGTATTAGACCTACACAAGCCCTTTGATTTAACCGACGTTTCGCGTGAAACACTAGAAAGTTACACGCATTACCTTAAGGAAATGGTAAATAGCGCCGGTTGGAAGCTTATGTGCCAAGTATTAGAGGGTAACTTGGCTCTCTTGGAGAAGCAGATTATCCGGAAGAAGGAGGTTTTGACTAACCGAGCGCTTAGTGACGAGGAGGTAGATAAGCTTCGCGATCAACACGAAATCCTCGAGGAGCTTATCAATAAGCCACAAGAGCTTATTAAGAAGTACGGCGTAGCAGAAGACCCGACACCGTCTCCAAGCTATGACCCGTACGGTGGTAATAGAGAAACAGTTAATGCAGCAACTATGAGTGACTCGACATAGACTCGCAAAGGGAAGTTTGAAACGGGGTTGGCGACGCTCCTTTCCTCAAGCTTCCCCCTGCGAGTCCGTGTCGGACTCAATCCTCACTTAACCAAGTGAGAGCGCAATTCCTACAATCTAGTTTTAACCCGTTTTCTGGACTGTAGTGTGCTTAACATAAAAAATTATGACGGAGACAACAGAAACCGTTGACGAAACCGCAGAAGACGTCGACGAGGTGGCAGACGAAAGTGCTGCCGAAGACGCCGGAACCGAGGAGGATAACTCTAAAGAGGAGTCCGACGCCGCGGAAGAAGGCGCTGCGGATAAGGAAGAAGAAGCCCAAGAGGAGGACGAAGACGAGGAACCGCCAACGCGGAAACCTCGTACTAACGCCGATTGGGTAGCACTCCGCCGCCAACAGAAGCTTGAAAAACAGCGGAAGGAAGGAAAGGGAGAGCAGGGGGAAGAAGACGACGAGTCCGACGAGGACGACGACGTCAACGACGAGGACGCCAAACTCATTGATAAACGAATTGAGAAGCACCTAGCGCCAATTAAAGAAAAGGAAGCGCTACAAGAGCTCAAATCAGAAATTGATACGTTTGTTGCAGCCAACCCCGACTTCAAACCGTTTGCAGCTAAAGCCCTTAAGTGGGGGCAACACCCTTCTTGGAAGGACATACCCACCAAACAGCTTATGCACGCAGCGGCGGGAGATAAATTGCTCTCAATTGGAGCGAAACGCGCCAAGGCAGTAGCAGTGAAGACCCAAAAGACGAAGACTGGTACTAACACAGGTGGCAATAGTGGCGGTACGAAGCCAGTCGCGGAAATGACAGACGAGGAGTTCGAGCAAGAAATCCAACGAGTTAAGACCGGAGGAGCCAAATAATTTACTAAATTACTAGAAAAAAAACGATATGAGTACAACTACACGAACGCAAATCCCAGCAGAAGTAAACAACTTCTACTCACGGACTTTGCTTATGCGAGCTGTCCCACTTTTCCTTCACACCCGTTTTGGACAAGTGCGTGATATTCCGCAAAAAGCTGGTAGCTCAACAATCAAGTTCCGTCGTTACGGAAACCTTGCAGCGGCTACAACCCCATTAACAGAAGGTGTGACGCCAGCCGGTTCACAAATGAGTGTGACCGACATTACAGCGACCGTGGCACAGTACGGTGACTTTGTTACCTACAGTGACGTAGTCGACTACGAGAGCCAAGACGCTACTCTAACCGAGTTTGCGGAAGTTCTCGGCGACCAAGCTGGAGATACGCTCGACCAATTGGCTCGAGATATTCTTGCAGCCGGTACGACTGTAACCTACGTTGGACAGTCAGCGCGTGGTGACATCACCACTGCAAACCTTATTACCGCTACAGAAGTGCGTAAAATGGTGCGAACGCTTAAGAACAACAAGGCAAAGCGCGTTACCCGTATGATCGCTGCTTCAACCGGAGTAGCAACCGAACCAGTCGCTCAAGCGTACATTGGTATTGTCTCACCAGACACTACTTTCGACTTGCAGGACGAAACTGGTTGGGTACCAGTTGAGAAGTACAGTGCAGCTATGAAGATTATGGACGGAGAAGTCGGTAAGCTCGGAGACGTACGTTTCGTGGAAACACCTAACGCTAAAGTCTTCGCTGGTGCTGGCGCGTCTTCAATCGACGTACACGGTACTCTCATTATGGGTATGGAAGCTTACGGAGTTTCACGTATTAGTGGACTCTCTCTCCAGAACATCATCAAGCCGCTTGGCTCTGGTGGTACAGACGACCCGCTTAACCAGCGTGGCACGACTGGCTGGAAGGCAACCTTCGTTGCAAAAATCCTCAACGACGACTTCCTTGGTCGTATTGAGCACGCAGTATCTAGCTAGTTGTAGTTGTTAATGAAGTGGTGGAGACACACGCCAACCCCATTTATAAGGAGCAGTAACACTTAAAAGACTATGTCACAGTATAGCGAAATGGCTTATGCCGAATTAAAGGCAGCAGCAAAGGAGCTAGGACTTCCGGCTACCGGCACTAAAGAGGAGCTCTTAGAGCGTCTCGAAGGTGCTACTCCGGCAGAAACGCCAGAGGAGCCGGAAACCGAAACTCCAGAAGAACCGGAAGCTCCGGAGGAAACCGAGGAGGAACCGGAAGAACCAGTAGCTAAAGCTAAAGTTTCAGACCGCGAGGTTGAGAAACAATGGCGCGGGGACGCACAGAAAATGAAAGACCACCTAGCGAAGCAAAAGAAAGTGTCGATTATGATACCTCTCGAGGTAGGAGTCGCACCGGAAGTTGCGGAGAAGATACCGTTTATTGTGAATATGAACGGCTACCGCTTCTCAATTAAGCGCGGAGTCTTCGTAGAAGTGCCAGAACAGGTCGCAGATATGATTAAGGAACGTCTCGAGTCCGAAGGGAAAATCGGACGAAACCTACGCATTGACCGCAACCCTAATACCCTAGAAGCTCTTGGTTAATTACTAGAAACGTATAAACCAAAAGTATTATGGCAGTTAAAGCAACACTTAACGCAAAGGGCGCAGACATTGAGTTTGGTACCGTAACAGGTGCCGACCCAGCAGCCGTCGCAACCGACGCGGAAGGTAACGTAGTGCTTACCATTGCTGGTGCAGATACAAGTGATCTTGTATTTATCACACCGCGTGGACTCGCAGCCGGACTTGTAATCGTAGAAGCTACGGTTACAGCCGCAAATACAGTGACCCTAAAGGCACTGAACGCGACCGAGACAGCTTCTATCGACGACGCAGCGTCTAGTTTCGACTATATGCTCGTTAAGGTAGCAGCAGCGTAACCAAACGCTCCAAACCCTGCTTTGCTCCTCAATATGGGGAGCAAGGACAGGGTACGGAGCTCCACAACAATTACTATGACAGGCACCACTTTCGCAGCGTACATACGCTACTTAACAAAAACCACTTCCGCCACTCTTACGGACGCTAATATTCTTATGCTCGCGAACGTCGAACAGGCGGCGCTTGCAGAAGAAATAGCAGCCGAAGTGGACGAGGGCTACTTCATAATGGAGGACGTCCGAAACTTGGAAGCCGGTGTGCGTAAGTACACGTACCCACAAGACTTCTTAAAGAGTCTTAAATACGTCGCCGCTAAACTAGACGGTAGCAATTGGACATACCTACGGGAAATAGACTTTGGTTTTATTGAAGGACGAAACCTTCCGCTTATGGAGGAATCCCAAATCCAAAACGAGTTTTCCGACAAAGAAGCAAAATATATGCTCTTTGGTACAGAGATAATGATTTTCAACGGTGCAGCTATTACAGCCGTAACCGGAGGACTCAAAATCGCTGGAGAGGTATACCCAGAAAACCTTGTTGCCGGAGACTTGAGCGGTAGTTCGCTCTTGTCAGTACCGAGTACGACTACGGCGGTACGACTACCACTGGCAGCGTATAAGCCGCTGGCGAAAATGGTGTCTATCGCCTACAAAACGTCAAAAGACAAACCACTTCCACTTACAGAAGACGAAAAGCTTTTGCCGGTGGATAAAGCTAACCTTTGGAAGAAGCTGCGCGGACGTAACGCCGTGCGCGTAATCCAAGGTTCAGTCCCGTATAACGACGGGCAACAATATTAACAATCTATTATTCAGCATATGTCAGAACAAATTGAAAAATTCGTCAGCGAAGTTCTTGCAGCCGAGACAGTAGAAAAAGCGGTAGAGATCTACTTGGCTGCGCCAAAGCCACTACGTCGAGCGGGATATAACCAAATCCGCGAGAAGAACGCTACTTTGGGCAAGAAAATCCGCGCTGCCGCAGAGGAGCGTCGAGGTATTGCGTTTCGTACGCAAGAAGGCGACCTAGTACTAGGTCGTGAAGCTATTACCGAGCAAGTCGTTCGCTTGGTTGGTAAGGCAAAGGAAATGGACGCTCGTAAAGTAATCCTTAATGAGCGTGTGGTCGAGCTTAAAAAGCAAGCACAAAAGTTCTACGGGGACGACTTCCTTGCAGAATTGGAGGGCGTAATCGAACAAGCATAGTATGGCAGACGTAATATATAACGTTTTCAAGCTCAATATTATGAACGGTGGTATTGACCTTGATACGAACACAATCTATGTAATGTTGGTGACGAGTGCGTACACTCCAAACCAAGACACCCACCTCGACCGTGCGGACGTAACAAACGAGGTATCCGGTTCCGGATACACTGCAGGAGGAGCAGAAATTACCTCAAAGACGGTAACGCAAGACGATACCGACAACGAGGGAGTCTTTGACGGGGCAGACGTTACGTGGAGCACCGCTACCATAACCGCTCGCGGAGCAGTGATTTACAAGTCTACCGGCGTGGCAGCAAACGATACTCTCATTTGTTACCTCGACTTTGGTTCCGACCAAAGCTCAAGCGCAGCAGACTTCATTATTGCTTGGAACGCAGAGGGTATTATCAACCTCGGTTAATCATTGTGTCCTCACCCAGCCCTACGGGGTTGGAGTGAGGACGTAAACCAAATAAAAATATGTCATACATAGCTAAACTTATAAATAAAAGAGAATTACAAGACGGACGTCTTGAAGTAACTGTCGAATATACCGACGGGGTAGACTCAAAAACAGAAACGTTTATACCACAAGATAAACAAGGGTATTTTTATCGAACCGAAGAAGTAAAAAGAAGTCTAAACACAGCCAAAGAGCTTAAATTAGAAGATAATTTAGGAAAAGAAGTTGTACTTACTACTATTGACACACGCACACAAGCTCAAAAAGATAAAGATTTGTGGATACAGAGAGATTTTCTTAAAGAACAAGTAGATAAAGCAATTGCTAAAGGCTATTTGACTGGTACAGAACCAAAGGTAGTCCAATTAAACAGTTGGTTAAAGACTAACTTTAAACCAGAGTACATAAATCTTGTATAAAATATGGCAAATGTTGAGTATTTAGTAATAGGTGGTGGCGCAGGCGGAGGTTCCGCTTGGGGTGGTGGTGGTGGTGCTGGTGGCTACCGAACCGCTACTGGTTTTGCCGTTACCCCTCAAGCATACTCAATAACAGTAGGAGCAGGTGGAGCCGGAAAAAATAACGGAGCAGTAAACGCAGACAACGGTGGCGACTCTATTTTCTCTACTATTACCGCTATTGGAGGTGGTTTTGGAGGTCGAGCAGAAACTAACGCTGGTAGTGGAGGTTCTGGAGGAGGAGCCGCTTATGGAAACGTACTTGGTGCTGGAACATCAGGACAAGGTAATGACGGAGGTGATAATACCGGCACAAATTGTGGAGGAGGAGGTGGTGGTGCTAGTGCCGTAGGACAGACAGTTACAAGTACCACTGGAGGTAACGGAGGAGCCGGAACAGCAAGTTCAATAACAGGTACTTCCGTTACTAGAGCTGGAGGTGGTGGTGGTACTGGTTCAGGTGCCCCAGGAAGCGGAGGAGCCGGAGGAGGGGGTGGAGGCGGTACTGGTTCAGGTGGTAGCGGTTATGGAGTATACGGAACAGCTAATACCGGAGGAGGGGGTGGAGGAGGTTGGAACAGGGGAGGTGACGGAGGTTCAGGTATTGTAATAATACGCTATTTAACAGCAGATTTTGGAGCTTGTACTGGTGGTACAATTACAACCGACGGTGCTTATACTATCCACACTTTTACATCAAGTGGTACCTTTACAGTAGTAGCTGGAGGAGTAACTATTTCACCTACAGCCCAAAGCCTTACTTTCTCACTACCCGCAGAAACAGTTACCGGAGAAGCTCTCGTGAGCGTATCTACCCAAGTAGCAACCTTCTCGTTGCCTACTAGAACCGTAACTGCGGACTGGAAAGTCAACGTAAACACTCAAATAGCGACGTTTTCTATTCCAGAGTACACAGTACAAGCTCAAGGCATAACTATTTTGCCAGAAGCCCAAGTATTAACGTTCTCATTGCCAGTAGAAACAATACTTGGTAACGCGATCGTTAGTCCGGACGCACAGTCACTAACGTTTACGCTTCCAGCTAACACCGTTACGGCAGATTGGCTGGTAGGAGTGTCGCCAGTCGTCTTAACAGTAACAATACCGGCAATTGAGTTTGCTGGTGCTCTTTGGGGACGTACAGCACGTACGACCACGGGAGCCGACTGGACACGGTCGATAAAAAATAATTCATAGTTTATGTATGTTCACGTATGAGATTTTTTCAACAATAATCACCCACTCATTATTCTTCTTTTTGGGGATTGTTTTTGACAGCTTAATACTAAGAAAATTACACCTTACTAACGAGCAGAAAGTCACAATACGTTGGAGCGAGTTGGTGCGAGTAACAGTTCTTTTATCAGTATTTTTAACCTTTTTGGCTTCAATTGTGAGCTCGCAGTTCTTCGCCGGTGAGGAGCCGACATTATGGCTCTCAATCGGCGGGGTATTCTCGTTTGGTTCATTGATTGGAGAAGCAGACTTTTTCAAGAAACTGCTATCCGGTTTTGTAGAAAAAAAATAGTATGACACGACAACTAAAACAAATCATTGAAATAGAAGGTAAGAAAATCCGCTACGGCTGGAAGTGGTACTTACTTGGGGCAATATTGTTTTTACTTTTGCCGTTTCTAAACCACATATACCTAGACGGGGTATATTACAACAAAATCATAGAGTTTAGAGAGCCAGTAAACCCGCTTGCTTTCCGAACAGATAAAGACGAATACTGCCCAATGGAAGCAGTGAGAATTGAGACGTCTTTTTGCAAGACTCGTCCGGCGCTTGAAGTACAGAGTAATTGGTGGGTATCTAATTCAGAGTTAAAGCTTGTCAGCAGTAGGACAATAGGAAGTTCGGAGCATTTACCAAGTAACTTTTGTTTTCCAAGCAAGGAAGGCAGCGTCGCTTTGGTTAAAATACACGACGTTCCAGCGGACGCCACAGAAGGTTTCCACCAGTCAGTAGGTAGAGTTGTTCACTTGTTAGAAAACTACTACAGCAGCACTCCTCGAAGGAGAGAAACGAGCTACGCAACTATTCCATATTACGTAAAATCAAAAGCACAGTGCGAAGCCGAGGGCTTTTACAAGGATAATATATAAGATATGGCAACTAACCACATACAAATCAAAAATGTAAACCAAGGCGGTATTGCAGACTCCGACTACCTTGGAGGTGTTGGTAGTGTGTCGGAAATAGTTGGTATCAATATCCACGACGAGTCCGGTATTATGAAGCTTAACCAAAAGCTCACTGCCGTAGACGTCAGCGCAAGCCCTATAGATACACTCATTAAAGCCATTGTTTCAGCTTCTAACGGCAATAAATACTTCTTTGGAGCCAATGGAAAGGTATGGAAGCGCACAAGTGGCGGTACGTGGAGTCTTCTTTTTACCGCTTCGCCAGCCGCAGGAACAGCCGGTATTCTTTCAGCCGAGGAGTACCAAGGTTATATATACTACGCAATGCAATCAAGACTAGGTCGTTTTGATCTAGCAACGGAAACTCCAAACCATAGTTGGGCAACCTTCACCAATACCGACGCAGATTATCACCCAATGGAGCAAGTAAACCAAGTGCTCTACATAGGTGACGCACACTACGTAGCACAAGTAGACGCGGGCGTATTTTCAGCCAACGCGCTTGATATTGCAGCGCCATTGCGCGTATCAGCCCTTGGCAAGATAGGTACAGACCTTCTTATTGGTACCTACGTTTCGAGTAACGTTATTGGTACTGAAATCTTCCGTTGGAACACTTGGAGCGATAGTTACTCCGTATCAGACGAAATACCAGAAGTGGGCGTAAATGCCTTCTTAGCGACCGACAACCGTATTGTTGTCTCTTGTGGTACCAAAGGCAATCTATACTTCTTTAATGGCACCCAGCTTGACGAATACAAGCAGATTAAGGGCACTTGGGGAGCTTCTACTAATAAAGCTATTGTAAACGCAAATGCGGTATTAAACTTCCACGGACTGCCGCTCTTTGGACTATCACAGCAGACAGGCGACGGAGTAAATCTAGGACTCTACAGCTTTGGACGCACTAATGCTAACTACCCATACGTGCTCTCTCTTGAGTACCCTATTTCTACTGGAAACTTAACTGGTATCCAGATTGGAGCTATAGCTGGAGACGGTGACTCGTTCTTCGTTTCTTGGTACGACTCCGCCGGTTCTGGTACCTACGGAGTAGACTACCTAGACCTTACTGCCAAGCAAGCTTCCGGCTATATCACGACTCGAGTATCACTCTTTGACCGTATCGTAACGTCAACCTACGGCGTTATGAGCGCTGCGTACCGCACACTTCCAGCTAACACTTCAATTGAGTTTTGGGAGAACCGAAACCACGCTGGCTTTGTAGAAAAGGAAGACGTAGTAGTCGATACAGAACGTCTCTTGGTACACACCGAAAGCGACGCGGGAGCAGCAAATACCTTCCAAGGTAAGTTCGTACTCATAGCTAACGGAAACAACAGTCCAGAGGTAGAGCTATTTGATATTCCAGTAACATAAAACATATGGCAAGTGACTTCAAAATTATAGACCCATACGAAAACTACGACATTGTTCCGCAATCACAAGCGGAGGGTAATAAAGGCAACTCTTTTTTGGACGCCGTGAAGTCTTTGCAAGTTGGCTTTGGTTCACAAGTGCTTCGTATTGACCGGCAGGGTATGTGGCTTGGAGCAGCCGACTTCGCTAGTGCCCCGTTTTCAGTAGATATGGCGGGTAATATGATCGCGACGAGCTTGGACTTGAGCGGGTATCTTCAAGTAGGAGAAGCCCTAGCAGACGTTCAGAGCGATATTTTCGACCTTTCAGACATTGATACCGACCTTGGTGTTATTACTGCTGGTACTCTTATCGGACTAGAAGTACGAGGAGGACTTATCCGGACAAGTACGTCCGGTGCTCGTGTAGAAATTGACGGCACTACCGACAATATAGAAATCTACGACAGTGGCGGTACTAAGCGTATTGAGCTTGATAACGACGAGCTTACTTTCTACAACTCTAGTGGCGCAGAACGCGGCGGTATTACCGCTAATACGACAGAGGTATACATAACCGCTTTAGACGGCGGAAACCTTCACCTAGAAGCTCTCGGAAGCTTGTACACCGTTATATTTTCCGTAGCTGGCTCTATTGTCGGCTATTTTAGCCAAAGCGGGCTCACAATGAACGACGACATTAACTTGAGCGACAATGACCTTCTTGGAGTAAATGAGATCGTTTTTACAAAGCGTACAGCCACTCCTAATGTAGACGGAGAATTACTCCACTACGACAACGGTTCTACTCAAAGTATGCGTGTGCAAATGGACGGTGTCGATTATACGTTTGACTTAAGCTTCTTATAGTATGGCAAAAGAAAAAATGCAAAAACTCAAAGATATTGCACTCGATACGAGCTTACCGAAAGCCCGTCGAGTAAAAGCTGCCCTAGAAATTAAGGAGCGCTTGCTAAATCCAATTGACCCAGCAACTTTTGACCCAGATACCTACGAGCCAGAAGCAGAAAACGAGTTTGTAAAACTGATACCACGGGCTCGTAAGAAGCCACCACGCAGACTTCCGACTGGTGGACTGAAACCAAAGGAGATTATGGAAGGGCAACAAGTAGGAAGATTTGAAAGCAAACAGGAGCTCTACCTTCTTATTGCGGCGCTTTCAGAACGGGTAGCGGACTTAGAAGACTTATTAAACGTTAATCAATAGTGTATGCCAAAGAAAACGACAAAAGAAACGGTGCGCGTCATAACTCCTCAAGAGTTAGTAGCCGCGCACGAAGTAGAGGTAGGTAAATCACTCCAAAAGCACAACCTAAAACCTCACCTCTTTGTGCACTTCCCTAACCGGAAACGCACGCCGTTTTGGGGGCTGGTAGGAGTGTGGCTTGTAAACAAAGCGGGAGGGATAATCGCCACTAAATATCAGTATCTAGGTGGTACAATTAACAGTAACAGTCGCCGGAAAACATAATATATGGCAACAGATTATAAAGGCAATTCAATCGTAGACTACTTGAAGTCCACCGGCGGGGACGCAAGCTTTTCGTCTCGAACAAATCTTGCCGTCAAACAGGGCATTGTAAAAAATGCTGCCGAGTATACCGGTTCCGCGTCTCAAAACCTCGCGCTTCTTAGCGCTCTCCGTAAGGGTTCAGCTTCTACCGCTGCGCCTACCGCTACTTCAATAATTAACCAGAACCAAGACGACGATATTGCAAATACGCCGTCTCCAGACGACGCGCCTACTAAGTCAGATACTCGAACCAGTCGCTACAGTACTGCTTTTTCTGATATTTCAGAGCTTATTAACCCAAGCGGAAGCCGTCCGGATACGCCTAATTTTACCGACCTTTACAATAAGACTCGTAAAGACCTCAATATTGACGACCTAGAAACCTACGTCAACGACCTACAAAGTGAAGAAGAAGCTATTTTTGCAGATCTACGTGCCCGTCGTACCGACGAGCGTGGCAAGACCGTAGCAACAAACGTAATCGAAGGACGTATTGGACAAGCCGAGCGCCAAGAAGCGGAGCGTATCGACTATATCCAGCGACAAAAAGCTACTGCAGTGCGCCAGCTCCAGAGTGCTAACGCTGCTATTGAGAACATCATTAACTTTACAAAGCTCGACTACGAGACAGCTCGCAACTCTTATAACGACCAATTCAGTCAGCAAATGTCTATCTTCAACACCGTTAAGGGTATTGTAGATAGTGAAATCAGCGACGAGGAACGAGAAGCAGATAACGCTCGAGCTAACCTTACTATTATTTACGGTTCTATTAAGGACGGAGATATTGACCCAGCCAGTGTCGACCCAGCAATGAAGTACCGTATTAACCAAATGGAGCTTCAAGCAGGGCTTCCAACCGGCTTTTACGAAAATATCAAGAACGCAAACCCAGAAGGAAAAATCCTTTCTACCACAACTCGTACTACCGGAGGAGCTAAATATGCAGACGTTCTTTACCGAAATAACGACGGAAGTATTACCTCAAAAGCTGTTTACCTTGGTGCAGACTCAACCGGCAGCGGCGGGGGTTCCGGTCGTGATTATTCCGAAGCAGACTTGGAGCGGGAAAACCGCTCAATTATCAGCAATGCGCTTAATAAGGTTCGTGGTGAAGACGGTTACGTTTCTCCAGACGACTACGTTGCAGCTAGAAACAAAGCTATTTCTTCCGGTGTGTACTCTCGCGAGACATACGACAAAGAGTTTGCGCGTGAGTACGTAAACCCTAACGACCGAGCTACAGCGCGAGTCGATTATGTCTTTGACATACTCGACCAATAATTCAATTTAAATATGGCAGACTACACCTCAACACAGAGACTACGAAGTCTCTTTGAAGACGACGAGGAAAAGAAAAAGAAGGAAGGTGTAACTGTTTCGACTCCACAGTCAGACAGTGTCGACTTTTCGCGTGCCGACAACGCTGCCAGTAATCTTGAAAAAGCGTTTGCAGACTTTGATAAGGTAGCTCCAAGCCGCCAACAGAAACCCCAAGAACAAGCGCCTATTGTAGAAGCAGAGAAGCCACGACAGAAGGGCGAATACCGCGGTAACTTCTTCCAGAAGCTCGGACAGTCATACGTAGACGTCATTAAATCAGTACCAAGCCAGACCTTAAAAGGTGTGGGTATGGTTTTTGGCGCTCCGGAAAACGCTGCTAACTTCGCTACTGACCAACTAATGAAGATTGACTCCTATAACCAGTTTATGCAAGACGCCGCCAGAGGTATAGACCTTGGAAAAGGACGCGCTGCAGTAGCCATATTAAACACGGGAGCCCTTGGTATTGGTGACTTGAAACCAGTACTCAACACTAAAGTTGGACAGGAAATTGCAACCAATATTTCTGACAAGACTTCTAACCTACCGCTTAAAACGGTAGCTGCCTTTCGTGCAATTGGTGAAGGTACATACAAAGAGTACCGAGACGCAATGCTCGCAGATCGTTACGACCCAGAGAACGGGAACGTAGAAAAGTTCTTGTATGAGCTTCAAGACTCTGGTGTACAATCTCTCGTTGGTATCTTGCTTACTACTGGAACAGTTCTTGCGACACGTAACCCTAAAGCCGGTTACGCAATTGGTGGCGCTTACTATGGTGCACTTTCAGCCGGTGAACAAATCCAGTCAGAAGGAAAGGTTACTAGCTCCGGTAATATCTACATTGACGTAATAGGAGACTCACTCATTAACAATGCGCTTCTTGGTGTATTCAAAATGCCAGCGGCAGCAGTAAATCGAGTACTTGCTACCGGTGCTCTCGAGGGTTCTACAGAAGTAGTACAGTCTCTTTTGAAGTTCGCTAACAGCTATTCTCAAGCAGATACAGAGCAGGAACGGCAGGAAATATTGGAAGACGCTGCCTACTACGTAAAGAGTGGAGCTATTCTTATGGAGTTTGGAGTTGGTGCCGTAGTCGGTTCCGTAGCGCAAGGAGGAGTTGAAGTTCTCAATACTGCGGCTACCAGTAAGACACGCACAGACGTTAAAAACTCTCTTGCTTTTGATATTGAAGCAGCTATTGAAGCCGGAGACGTCGACCCCGCTACTATCTATCAAAATGGAAAGGACGGAGTACTTACTCCACAGTTTGCCGAAGGTCGTGTAAACGACGTTGCCCAGAAGCTAGGTAAGCTTGACCCTTCACTTGAAGCGCAATACCGAAGTGAAGTAGATATAAACAACGAGACAATGGAAAGCGTTATCGCTAAAGGCGAAGCTCTCATTGACTCTTTTACTGCGCCAACGGCACAGGGTACCGAAGAAGTTTTAAATACAGCCGGAAGTACTAAAGCACCAGAAGAACAGAAGCTAGGAGACGTCTTTAAAGACATTGAGCAAGTAGCAGACTTAATTGCACGATCGCAGCGCGGCGAGGAGCTTTCAGTAGCCGAACAGTCAGCACTTATTCAAGCACAGCAATCTTTCGCAGACTACGCGAGTGCTTTTGAAGCAACTACAGTTTCACTTCCTAACGAAGTAGCGCCTAGTGAGCCACCTATTGCAGAAATCCAAGTGGTAGACGTAGGAGACAAGGTAGCCGTCAAATACAGCGCAGACGCCGGAGAAACAGCCCTACAAATAGATTATGACCTAAACGCACTCTATAACTCACCAGAGGACGCTACAGAAGCCGCAATCAATAGTATTGCTGCCTTCATTGAGTCACAAAGGAGCAATCCTAATATCTCACCGGTAGCGCAACGCCGTCTCGAAGACATTATGCAGAAGCTACGACCAGCCAAGCAGACTATCAAGCCACCTAAGAAGGAGAAGGACACCGCAGCGCCAGTAGAAACCGCACCGACAGCAGGAGCAATTGCTATCGGAACCGAGGTATATTTTGCCGGACGTCCACGCAAGGTAACGGCTATTATTCCGTTTGGTGGCGAGACTAAATACCAGCTTACCGACGACAAGGGCAGGGATATTTACACAAATGAAGCGGGAGTTAAGACAGCTATTGAAGCTAAAGAGCTTGGTATTACCGAAGAAGAAGTGCTCAAGCGTCGTAACGAAGCCAACGGCACTCCAAAAAAGAAAAAGGAGACGGAGCGCTTTACTATCAAGCCAGACAAGGAGCTTGGTTTTGTAGTGCTTGAGAAGAAAGGAGAAAAAAACGTAGTTGCGGGTACGTTCAGCACCGAAGAAAAAGCAAAAGAGTTTATTGCCGGACAACAGAAGACCGAAAAGAAAACTCAAAAAGAAAAAGTGAAGGAGGTTATTGACCAGAAGGGCGAAGCGTCTATAAAAGACATTGCAGATATTACCGGTATTCTTGAGCCAAATATTCGTCGTATTCTTGGAGTAGGAGCAAAGCAAGGCGAGTTTGAACGAGTCGATACAGGTGTTTATCGTATCAAGGTAGGCGACAAAGAAATTGCTTTTGTTATGGCTGCCGACGCAGTCGAGACACTACCAAAGCTTGCAGCACAGGGCTTTAAAGCAGATATGATTTTCTTGGATATTCCTTACGAAACCAAGGCAGTTAAGGGAGGAAACCGAGGAGTAAACTACGACTTTTTAAGTGTAGAAAACTTCCGAAAAGTTGTGTTCTCAATCAAAGAAATTGTGCGCGACGAAAACACACCGGTTATTCATATGTACTCACAAGCGGAGTCCGGTATGGCAGAAATGACTCGCTACAATGAAGTCTTTACCGAGCTCGACTTTAAGCCGGTAGCAAAGGGGGAGTGGCAGAAGACATACAAGGACGGCTCACCGGTAGCGTTTCCAACTCGTAACGGCTCAATGGTAACAAAGCCGGAAGGTATCTTGGTATTTACTCTATCCGGAGAAACAGACAAGCAGCTTGAGTCGCTACAATTTAAGACAGTACGACCAAAGGGCTACCAAACCGAGAAGGCAGAGGAAATGCTTAAAGCAATGATTGAAATGACGACCGACGAAGGGGACGTTGTTTTTGACCCGTTTGCCGGTTCCGGAGTGACTGGTGCTGCAGCAGTTAAGGCAGGACGTCGCACTGTAGTAATCGAAAAAAATGCAGAGGTAGCGGAAACAGTTACAAAGCCACGAATACAAAAGGCAGTAAACGAAAGAATAAAAGCCACTAATGTCACAGCGGAAGATACTGCCGAAATGGTAATGGCTAACGGAGCTCCAGAAAAAGCAGAGCGAATTGTTGCCAATGCCAATACACTCACGATCGTACCGGACAATCTCGACGTAGAAGTTGAGCTATTTAATGGAAAGGCGACTAGACCCGAGCAACTTGTCAGCAAGACTAAATTAAACGGTATCTTTGGAAAGGAAGACCGTATTGTATTCACTGTTCTTATTGAAGAAGCGCGGATTTATGACCAGAAGAAAAAGACAGTAGAAAACCGAGAAGTAGTTTATTTGTATAACAAAACTGCAACCGGAGAGACTAAACTTCGTGCGTCAGCTCTTGGACTTGTAGAGCAAAACCTTACCGTTGGACAAGAAGTCGTCCTTGATAAAAGCGAGCTCAAAGCAAACGGTAGAAACTTTAAAGCAGTAGACCGTGAAGGCAACGTCTTTGCAGAACCTAAAGCAGTAAACTATCAAAATAACGTGCTTCGCAAGCAGGATATTTTGGATACGTTCGACCCAGCGAAGACAGCCGGATACTACGACGCTGCTACCAGACAGCGACTATTTGAGCGCTTCATACTGCCAAAACTAAAAAAGATTGGAACCGTAGAAGACGGAGAAACAGTCGTTTACTATCAACCAGCCGACGGAGAGAGCGGGCAATACGTGAACCGAGATCTAGCTCGAGTATGGTGGATAGCAGATATTAACGCAGACTTTGTTGTTAAAAAGGTAAAGGAAAATGAGCTTATTTCTACCGGCTTTGCTCAAAAGGACGAAGTAGGAGAAGCAATCTATTTCCCAGCCAAAAAAGACAGGATAGGCGTTACAGACGGAAGACTTCGCAACTTAAATAATGGTCGCTTTGTTAGCCGAAGCCAAGCTAAAAAACTAGCAAGTAGCGAGTTTGCTGCCGTTTCAGAGCGTGTAAAAAGAGCAGAACCAGCCGGAAAGCGTCCGAGCTCATTTGCTAGTCGTGAACCAGCGAAGGACTCAAAAATGGGAGACGTGGCAATGAACCGCGAGGAGCTCTCAAAGGGCAGCCAAGTAGAATACGACAAGCTTGTTAAGCGTTCAGAAATTGCCAGAGTTCTTACAACCAAACTCAATGCCGTTGTACGTACCGGAAAGTTCCGCCAAGCTGCGCTTGGTATCTACAAACAAGATACGGACACTATCCGTATGAGTAATAAAAACTTCTCTACTCGAGAAGGCGGACAGCTTACTACACTCGTACACGAGTTAGGGCACTATATCGACTACTCAATCCAGAAATACCGCAATGTTATTCCAAAGGCAGAGCTTAAGCCACTCCTAGAAAATTATGGTGCAGGGTTTGACTCCGTAGCTAAAAACAAGGTTCGCTCCGAAGCGTTTGCAGAGTTTCTCCGGTACTACATTACTATTCCAGCCGAAGCCAAGAGCCGAGCTCCAGAGTTCTATAAGTACTTTGTTGACTCACTCGAGAGCTTGCCAGAGATTAAGGAAGCACTTAATACAGCACAGGTAGAGTTCCGACGTTGGGCAGAACAGCCAGCAACCGCAAAGGTCGCGGCACAGATTAGCTTTGAGCAGGAGGACAAAGAAGGTTTCAAGACCAAGCTAAATACTACAGTCAACTCAATTTACCGTGACGCTGTCAACGACCTACACGCTATTTCTCAATTCTCGGAAATCGCCAAGAAGTCAAAGAAAGACTTGGAAGCGGATAAAGACCCGTACATTCTTGCCCGCAATATGCGTGGTTGGATTGGGCGTGCTCAATATTTCCTAGAGTCCGGTACCACTGGACGCGACTTTTGGAAGAAGGGAGATAACGGACGCTTCTATGTAGACAAGAAGGGTAAGTCACTAAAAGAGATTTTGCAGCCAGTCGAAGATAAGAACGCACTTAACGACCTTTCTGTATACCTTGTATCACGTCGAGCACTTGAGCTTTCAGAGCGCAATATTACTTCCGGTGTGACGCCAGAAGACGCGGAAATCGCTTTGCGTGAGATTGAAGCCAAGCACCCAGAGTTTGCACAAGTCGCTCGAGATCTTGATACCTACCAGAACCACCTACTCGACTACCTCGAGGAGAGCGGCGTACTCAATCCAGACGACCGAAAGAAAATGCAGGAAGCTAACAAAATGTACGTACCGTTCTTCCGTGTCCACGAGGAGCTTACAAATAAAGGATATATGGGAGGTAAGAAAATACCGACCAAGTCTCCTATTAAGCGTATAAAGGGCAGTGAAAAGGACATTATCGACCCGCTGGAGTCTATCGTAAAGAACACGTATGTACTTTTAAACGCTGCAGAACGAAACAATGTAATGCGGGCAATGGCTAACTTGGCAGAAAACGACAAGAACCTTGGACGTCTCTTTGAGCGTGTACCAGTAGACCAAACAAAGGTAGCGTCAGTTAATCCAAAAGAAATAGTCTATCAAGCGCTTGGTGCAGATACCGTTCTTGGTAAGGCAATGCTACCAGCCGAGGTTCAAGCTGCTATTGATATAGTCGTACCGGAAACTATGGTTAATATTTTCCGTCCGGCAATGTTCCAGAAGGGCAATGTTGTTGCGGTAATGGATAATGGAAAGCCAAAATACTACGAGTTAGACAAGGACTTATACGAAGCAATCAACGCAACCGAAGTTGAAGAAGTTATTGCAGCAGTAAAAATACTCTCATACCCAGCGCAATTCCTACGCGCCGGTGCGACACTTGCTCCGGAGTTTATGGTACGTAACCCGCTTCGTGACTCTATTGGTGCTGCCGTAATGAGTAAGAACGGCTTTGTACCGTTCTACGATACGATACGCGGCTTCGCTTCGCTTGTGAAAAAGGACGAGTATTACGACGCTTTCGTTATCGCAGGAGGTTTGCAGTCTACTATTGTGGCTCAAGACCGAAACAACTTAAAGCAGAGTAAGGACGAGCTTTTGAAAAGGTCGGCTCGTATTAAGAAGCTAATTAAAAACCCGCTTGAGGTGCTACAGATTATTAGCTCATACACTGAACAGGCAACTCGTATTGGTGAAGCTCGATTGGCATTGAACGCCGGAAAATCAGCAACGCAAGCAGCGTTTGACGCTCGAGAAGTAACACTAGACTTCCAGCGAGCCGGTGCCAAGGCACGTTCATTAAACAAGCTATCAGCGTTCTTTAACGCCAAGATACAGGGTAACGACAAGCTTATCCGTACGTTTATTGAGACTCCAGCAAAAGCTACTTTGAAGGCAACTCTCTACATTACTTTACCGTCAGTTATTCTTTGGCTCCTCAATCAAGACGAAGAAGGTTGGGACGAAATACCACAGTGGCAAAAAGACATATTCTGGCTCGTAAAGGTAGACGATACTTGGTACCGTATTCCAAAGCCATTTGAGCTCGGTGTCCTCTTTGGTTCTATTCCGGAGCGTTTCTTGGAGTATCTAAAGGACAACGACCCAGCAGGGCTACAGGAGGTAACACGTTCATTTATCACCGGACTTGTACCAAATCCAATTCCAACCGGAGTCGTGCCTATTCTTGAAAACACGACCAACTACAGCTTCTTCCTTGACCGTCCAATTGTGTCTCCGTCGCTTGAGAACCTACCTAACCAAGACCAATACACGAATACCACTAGCGAGACGGCTAAACTTATTGGTGCTGCAATAAACTACAGTCCGGCAAAGGTAGATAACCTTTTGTATGGCTACTTTGCAGGGCTAGGACGTCACACCGTAAACACTGCGGACGCTATCTTAAAGGGAACCGGTATCGTAAACAGCGTTCCGGAGCCGGAGAAAACTAAGGCAGATATTCCAGTCTTGAAAGCATTTGTCGTACGCGACCCAGCGGGAAGCTCAAGCAATAGTGTTAATGACTTCTACGAAAACCGCACCGAAGCGACGAAGTACTACAACAAGTACAAAGACCTTCTCGAAGCTGGAGATCGTGACGGAGCGCGGGAGTATCTAGCAGAGCACCCAGAAATTAAGCTCTATAAACCATACAACCAAATTGCTTCGCAAATATCAGACCTTCGTAAGCTATCGAACCAAGTTTACGACTCCGAAACAATGAGTCCGGAGGAGAAGCGAAAGAAGATTGACGAGCTTAACCAACTCATTACAGATACAGCGTATCGAGCAAATAACATTGAATTGCAATAATGTCAAAAGCAGACCAAGTTTGTAAGTACCTATTCTTCACCTACCTAGCGGCAGTGTTGATTTATGGCTTATATTCTTGGTTTTTGGCATTTATGGGCGACGATATGAGTATTCTTGACCCGTACGAAGGACGAGCAGAAATGTACCTAGACGGTATGCACGAGTAGAAGTGTGGATAAACTAGGCAAGCGGGCAAGCGTAGTGATATACTGATAAGGTGACAGATTATTAGTAGTGTCAACAAACAAAAACAAAATGAAGAAACTTATTATTGCCGTCGCCGTAGTCGCAATTTTAGGTGGGATTGGACTTTATGGAGGTAAAGTTACAGGACTCTTAAAAAACGAAGTAATCGTATACCGTCAAGCAGAACCGGTAGTAAAGACGGAGCGAGTAGATAACTTGGATATTCTGATAAAGGAAGCGCAAGAGGAAGCCAAGGTACGTATCGAAACAGAAGCTCAAAAGCTTTATGACGACTACGTTCGTGAAGAAATGGTGAAAGTATCGGACAAAGTAAAGGAGGATTATATTGCCGAAATTGAAGCCACAATCAGTTCAACCGAATATTGAAGGGAGGATAGGGTAAAACGTCTCCTACGAAGGAAAGCGGAAGAATACGGAGTAAGCTACTACGCAATGGATACAATTGTCCGCTGCGAGACAGCCGGAACGTATGACCCCAATATTGCTTCCGAGCACGTTTATACCCCAACTAACGTACCGAAGGGCTATCGAGTTGGAGATAAAGAGCAGTCGTACGGACTCTCTCAAATCCACTTACCGGCTCACCCGCACGTTACGAAGGAGCAAGCAACAAACGCAATCTACGCAGCAGACTTTCTCGCACGAAACCTTGCTGTCGGAAGATCTAGTATGTGGACGTGTAGTAAACATCTAGCCATAAATTAGAAGTTTGGAGTGCTACAATTAGTATTATTAACCAACCAAAAAAAGCTATGGAAAATATCAACGAGCTACTTAGTATCGCAATTATAGGTTCCGCTCTTTCATTATTTGTGGAGTGGTACAGCAATAAGTACTACACCGGCTCAAAAACAACTCGAGCCATTACTATTGTTCTTTCAGTAGTACTTGGCTTGTTCGTATGGGTACTACAATGGTTTCCAGTACTTTGGGGAGCAATTCTCGGAGTTCTTGCAGCCGCTTCTACATTTTACGCAGTTATTCTTAAGCAATTGCAAGGTAAATAAGTATGAGGTACTTGGTGCTACACAATACAACTCCGGTAATATCAGATTTTGCACGTTCATTGGCAGATTTTGACCTTATCAAGTGTGATTTTGATAAAGCACCAAGGTACAAGCGAGACGACGGAAACAAAGTAATAGACGTTCGCTGGCTTTTTCAGCAATTAGACACCGTCAAATATGACGGTGTTATTGCTGTCTTAAACGGTAACGCACTCTCTGGTATTTGGGGTTGTCACAACAAAGAAAAGATTGGCGACAAGAAAATATCAGTCTTACAAGTTGAGCACCATAAAAGACTCTACCGCGAGTACGTCGGTGCTATTGGCTTTGCAAAACTGGAACCTACCAGAAAGAAAACACCGTACTATCAGCCGGAGTATACTTTCGACCACGAGTTAATCCACTCTATTACCTACCTTACCGGACGACCAGACTTACTGCATATTTACGTAAAGTGTAGAGCGTACGACCTTTATAAGAATAGTTTTATTAAATAAATATGGCACTTCTACAAAACGTAAAGCGCACAATCATTCTCAACGCAGGGCATTGGGATATTGCCGGTACTCCTCATATTGAAGACTCCGGAGCACAACACAACGGAGTTATTGAAGCGGTCGAGTGTATCAAAATACGAGACGCGCTTGTACCGGTGCTCGAAGCCCGTGGCTATAAAGTCCTACAGGTTCCGGACGATCTAAACCTTCCCAAGTCTATTGAGTGGGCTAATAAGCAAGCTCCTAACCTTAACGACGCACTGGCAATAGATATTCACCTCAACTATTTGTCAAACACAAGTGCCCGCGGCACTGAAACGTTCTACGGCACGTCTTCTACTTCAAAGAAGATAGCGGAAGTATTGTCGTTACGAATATCAAAAGCGCTCGGTATACCGAACCGTGGAGCTAAACCAGACACACAAACAGCCGTTGGGAGTCTCGGTTGGATACGAAAGACTACTATGTGGGCTTCTCTCGTAGAGATATGCTTTTTGACCAACGATAAGGATATACTCGCGCTTAGAGCAAACGGTGGGTACCATACCGCGGCAATGGGTATCGCTAACGGGGTAGACGAGCTCTTTGGCAATGCTCAAGTACCGGTAGAACCGCCAGAAGAAGCACCGGAGAGTGTCTTAAAAAACTTTACGACCGCACAACTCTTTGCGGAAATAAGCCGCCGCATACTAGGTATGGGTACTAAATAGTACCCCTTCCTACGGGGCACACGAGAGTTCTTTCTACAATAGAATACCTCCAAAAAAGCTAATAAAAGAACGTTCATAACAAAACATTCCCACTAATTATTAACTCGTGTGCCGTGTAGGGAGCAAACCGAAGTGCTATCATTAAAGTAAGTCGCCACTGTACAAAGGAGGAGCCAATGGACGATGAGCAACCCGACCTTCCGCTCGACGAGCGCTTCCGCAAGGCAGAACAATACTCGTTCGACTTTCCGGAGACGCCACAACCACAACCGCCAAAGACGTTCGCAGAAGAAAAGACGTGTGGAAACGTCGGATACTGCTACTGTCCTCGGTGCAACCCCAAGTAAAGGAGGTGATCTAGTATCTTGACTGGTAGGAACAGACTACCAAGGAGCTCTCCACAGGGCTCCTTTTTCTACTGTCCACAGGTCGCTTGCTTGAAGGCAAGCGGGCAAGCGTGTATAATATACCAAGGTCGATACATAGATTATACAAGCTAATAACTTAAAGATTGTGAGCAAGCAAAAGAAAACCAAGAAGGAAATGTCTGAGTATATGCGAAATCTTGGTCGCAAAGGTGGCAAGAAAACAGCAGAACGCGGTAAAGAATATTTCTCAAAGATTGGTAAGAAGGGATACGAAGCCCTAGCAAAAAAGAAGAAAAGCTCTCAATAGTCGCCATATGAACCTAGCAAACAAACCAATAACGTTTCTGTCACTGTTCCGTAAGTATGGTGGCAATATTAAAAACGCTCACTCTCTCGAGCTTCGCGCAGCAGCACGAGCAGTACCGCCAAAGGAAAACGTTTTACGTGCTTACTTTGACGCAGAGAGGGAGTATAAACTTAACCAAAAATAACCTAGCAATTATGAAATCAGTACCACAATTAGTCGTACTCGTTCTGATAACAGTGTTCGCAATCCTTGGCTACTTTGCCGGACTTAACCACGCAGAACGAAACCAAAACCAACTCGACTTAAACGAAGACGGGGAGGTAACTTTTGTCGACTTCTCTATTGCTCTATACCTAGTCAATGAAATTGCCTTGGAGCTTGGAGCAGAAGTCGAACACAACTCAAAGCCGAACGTGATTGAAGACGTATACCCACCAGTACCGCTACCTTATCAACCAGTTCTAAAACAAGAATAAGCTTATGAACGACGTCGCCAAGAACACTAAACCAAAGGAAAATACCGTTGAAGTAGTAGCAGAGCGTATGACGGAGCAAGCTGCAGAAGCTACAGAGACGCACGAAATAGAGCCGTCAGTGCCACAACGTACAATCACACCGCACAACCAAGATAATACCGTTGAGGGCTTTATTAGCGCTGCTATTCAACAGCAGTTGCCAGTAGAGACAATCGAACGTTTCTTGGCTATGCGTAAAGAATTGAAAGCAGATCAAGCTAAAGAAGCTTTCACAATGGCAATGGCGCAGTTTCAAAAGGACTGTCCGGTTATTGCGAGGACTAAGGAAGTCAAAAATAAAGACGGTAAGGTGACGTATCGCTACGCACCGCTTGACTCAATTATCTTACAAGTGAAGAAGACCCTTGGGGAGAATAACCTCGCATACGATTTTAGCGAGACACGAACCGAAAAGGAAATCACCGTTACTTGTACTATCACTCACTCACTAGGACACACTAAGTCTAGTTCGTTTACTGTAGAGATTGGGAGCGAAGCGTATATGACTGATACCCAAAAATACGGTGCTCGAAATACATTTGCAAAGCGCTACGCATTTATGAACGTGCTTGGTATCGCTACGGGAGACGAGGATACCGACGCTCGAGAGCTTACCCAGAAGCCACCAAAGCTTAATCCAGCCACTAACCGTAAGGCAATGGTAGTTTCATTGCTTAAAAAGCTCGGTATGAAGGACACCACGAGCGCAGAGCTTGTGCGTGAGAAGATTTTAGAGCTTACCCAGCTTGAACCGGTCGAAGCAAACTTTGAGGAGATTATCAGCCGACTTACTGTCTTACTAGAAGAACAAAATGCAGGTTAAACACTTTGAAGATACAGCAGAGTGGGAAATGTACCGCAAGGGTAAGATAACCGGCTCTCGCTTAAAGGACTTGATTGTAAAGCGTGGTAGTGAAATGAAGAAGGGGTACTACGAGTTAATTGCAGAGCGCTTGGTAATAGAACACGAGTCGGACAATTTACCGCCAATGCAGCGGGGTACAAAACTTGAACCGGAAGCCGTGAAGCTATTTATTGAGCATATGCTTGAGACAAATGGTATTCCGGAGGAGGAGTGGGAGACAGGATTGGTTATATGGGAGCGAGACGACAATGCCAATATTGCACTTTCACCAGACGCTTACCACGTAGACCTAGAAACAGCCGTCGAAGTGAAGTGTCTTAATTCCGCAGAGCATATAAAAGCGTACCTTACTCAAGAGGTACCAGACCAATACGAGGAGCAAGTTATTCAGTACTTTGTCGTTAATGAGAAGCTACAAACACTGTACTTTGTAATGTACGACCCGCGTATGTCAGTACAAAGTTTCTTTCACCTTACTATTGACCGGAAAAGTATGGAAACAAAGGTTGAAGAATACCTTACACAGCAACGCAATATGCTCGACCGTGTAGAAGCAACTATTATTAAACTAACCGAAGGACTATTTTAAGTATGGAACAATTAAGTGTTAATGTCTTTGTCCCAATTGTCGCAGAGCTCCAAGCGCTCGCAAAAGAAGCGCAGGAAGTAGACGTAACGGACGAAAAAGCAGTACGTGAGGTACGGCTAAAGCTCAAGAATAAGCGTGTCGAAGTTACCAAGAAGTGTAAGGAGTTCCGAGACGACGCCAATGCTTTTGCCAAAGCGGTAATTGCTAAGGAAAAAGAGCTCGTTAGTATCATTGAACCGGAGGAGGAGCGTTTCAAGGAAATAGAAGCGGCTGCTAAACTCGAGAAAGAACGAGAAGAACGCCGTGCTTTGTTGCCGCAGAGATTGGAGCGTCTTGCTTCTATTGGAGACAAAGTACTTGAAGAAAGCGAGCCAGATTTTGAAACTTTCTTGCTTGATATGGACGGTTCCGCCTTTGAGGGATATTTCAACCAACGTCTAGCCGCTAAAAATGCAGCAGATCGCGCAGAGATTGAACGAAAGGAAGCGGAGATACGAGAAAAAGAAGAAGCTGCAAAGCGCGAGGAGGAAGCTAAAGAGCGCGAAGAAAAGGCAAGACAGGAAGAAAAAGAGAAGCAGGAACGAGAAGAAAAGGAGGAGTTACAACGACGCACGACGTCTCGAATAAATCATTTGCGAAACTTTGGTTTAGTATTTGTTGACTCAACAGAAACTTACCAAATGGCAGAAGACCAGCGCTTTGTCGAGGAGCAATTTATGATTGGCAAGGCAGAGCTTGAAACAATGTCAGAAGACGAGTGGAGTAAGCTATTTGCTACCCTACAGGAAGACTTTAACCGACGTTTGAAGGCAGCAAAGGACGAAGAAGAAGCTGCTATCGAAGCGGAAAAGCTTGCGAAACGTGAGCGAGCAGAAAAATATAAGCAGTTCCGAGCAGAGCTTGGATATACAGAGGAAACTGCGTCAGACTTCTACGAAAAGGTTATTACAGAAGACGGAGTCGACACAAAGGTCGTACTATTCAAGAAGGTAGGAGAGTTTGACCTTAATTTATTGAAGTAAAATGAAACCAATACTCCTTAAAGCAGAGCCGTTTGGCAACTCATTTAAGCTCACAATACCGAGTGAGTATAATAAGCTGCGTATTAAGGACTTGGTTGTAAACGAAAAAGTAACTCTCTTTCAAATGACGCCGCGTGTGCGTGCTTCAAAGAACCAGCGCGGCTACTTGGAAGGAGCTGTTATATGGGTATACGCAAATTGGCAGTACGGACTCGACCCACGTAACCCAGAAAACCACGAAAAAGCTCGGTATTTATTCAAGCAAGACTTCAATTACGAAGTAGTGAAGGATAAGAACGGCAACCCACGCCGTATACCAGCCAGTCTCAAGGGTAAACACGTTGACGCCTTAGACGCATATGTTTCTTGGGCGCAGGAAAACGGAGCGCCAGTACCGAACGAACAGCTCTATAAAATGTGGCGCGATCAATATTCAATGGAGCCAAAATGGGAGCATTATTGGGACTTCTTGGACGAATTGGGACTTGAACACGACGCACACCCTAGCGCCGAAACTATTAGAGAGAAGCTTAAGTTATAGTTCTTATGAAGTTTGACCATTTACCAGAGTTTAAAGTCACCGGAGCGGAGAGCGAAGAATACGGCGAGCAAGTTAAGCTTACAGCTAAACTTCTCGGTCGCTCTTACCAGCAAATGCACGTTCTATTCACGCGTGAAAGGTGGACGCTTGAGGAAATAAAGCGCCATTACCAGAACGCAACAAAGCACAACGGTAACGTGACGCCGCAAGTAGCTTGGTGGGCAGCACGTAAACGAAGAAACAGCAATGGCTAATGCAAAAAAGAAGGGCAATATTTGGGAGAATAAGCTTGCCAATTGGCTCCGTTCCCACGGTTTCAAGGCAACTAAAGACCCAAGTTCCGGCTCTCACAGTGAGCGAGGAGACATTGTAAACGAAATGAACCTTACTATCGAAAGTAAGTCGTGCAAAACCGTAAAGCTAATGGAGTGGTGGAAGCAGGTCGACTATGCTGCCAGCCAGCAGAAGAACGAACCAGCTCTATTTATTCACGTAGACGGTATGAGAGATAACGAGTGGCTTGTCGTAATGCACTCGGAGGACTGGATAGAGCATATGAAGAAGGACGAGCAAGTAGAAAATACCTACCAAGACCCGAAAGCAAAATGGGCACTACAGAACGCTCGAGAAGCATTAAGAGTCGCAATCAAATACCTAGAATAATATGCAATTACAAGAAATGGTAAACGTTCTCGATATGGTAGCGAAGGATATGGAGAACGACGCAAAGGAGTTTGACGGTAAACCTTTCAATGGTAAAACCGTAGCAACTTACTTTGGAAATCAAGGAGCTGCAATTGCAGCAATCGCAACGGTCGTAAAAAAGTTAGTAGAAAGAGAGCAAAGAAAATAATATGGCACGAAGAAACGAGGTAAAAGCAATGGTTGAGAGCTGCCTACAGCGCTTTCCAGACACTCGTAATAGCGACGTAAAGCTCACGATCAAGATATGGGAGGAGTATTTCCCACAGCGGATATTCAAGTCCGAACGGGGTATGCCAGCAATTGAACTGCATAACCTCTTTGATTTACCGAGAGAAGACAATGTAAAGCGTATCCGAGCTAAGTTTAACGAGCTTGGTAAGTACCTTCCGACAAGTTGGGAGGTAGCTAAACAGCGTCAAATTGAAGAAGGTGTATGGCGTGAGTATATCCGGAAGTTTCCTATTGAGGAGGTAAATATGGAAGGAGAAAAGCCGGAAAACGTGTGCGAGCACGGGCTACCGCTATTTGTTAGCTGCCCTAATTGTAAAAAAAATGACTGATATAAACACACTTAACGAGCGAACCAGACAAGAAGCTGCTATCCAAGAAACCGGAGACAGACTCGCGGCTCTACTTATTGCAGTGTATCGTCTACCGCTCGAGCAAAGGAAGGTTGTACTAGCACAGTACGAGCGCAATCTTGAAACAATGAAGCGTGAGCGCCTAGCAAAAGACTTAGGTAACGAAGTATGCGAGGTTTGCCAAGGCGACGGGTACGTAGATATTGACGGAGACGCCGGAGAGCTAGGTTGGGACAAGATAGGAGAAAAACCGTGTCCGGTTTGTTTTCCGCCGTACGAAAACTTCATACAAGACTAATATGTCGTACGTAGAATACTTGCAGGGTATCGAGTTTATCAAAAGAAACTCCGGTACCCGAGAGGAAGAAGCGTGGCGTTTAGCAGAGTGGGAAAGACTCGCAAAACCCTTAGTTAAAGCCGCGTAATAGGTTATGCACACGTTTGTTTGCAAGCAAGCGGGCAAGCGTGTATAATCTATGTAGGTTTATAAGTAAGACCTAGCAAAATTATGAAAATAGAAGTCACTCACTTTGGCGAAGACTATGCAACAGTCGAAGTCAATGGAAAAGAGTTTGAAGTCGCAAAGGGACTAGGAGAAGCAATCTTAGAAGCTCAAGAGGAAGTTATCACTCATAACTTTTACTCAAAAATAGATTTTCCTGCTATTGGTTCAACGTTTGAGCAAGACGGTAAGACTTACGAAGTAATCGACAACGCAGTCATTAACCAGTCGACCGCAAAATTGGTGAAGTAGTATGCCTACTTACCAACCCAAAGTAAGTACCAAGCACGTCGAATATCCTTGCCGAGAGTGTGGTCGCAAAAACACTAAGAGGAAACCACTAAAAATGTGGATAACAGGTATCGACGGCAACAACGCAGCTATTACTAGAAACGCAGTACGCAATCCAATTTGTGAAGACTGCTTAAAAAATACTCAACTATGGAGTCAGAACAAGACTACAAAACAGTAGAGAATATGGAGAAATACGGCGGCTCTTTTGTAAAAGCACTAGCAGAGTGCGCGAGACGTGCAGATCGTATTAACCTAGCAAAAATTAAAAGTACTTGGTCGGAGTACTGGAACCAATACGAGCAAATGTAGTATGAAAAATATTACCCTAGAAGACAAAATCACACTCGCACCGGCAATTCTACTCGTAGTGTACTTAATCGGTCGTACAATCGCGACGTTCGTATTTGGTGTATGAAAAACTTTATCCAAAAAATTAAGTGCTTTCTCGAGATACACGCCCCTTTTACGGAAGAACATTGGGACTATTTCGACAGCGGGGACAGCGATACCGTGCTGCAATGTAAGCATTGCGGAGCACTTAATCATTGGTGGCAAAGACTATGAAATTAACAGAAATCTTAGGCGCAATAGTAACCGTTTTTCTAGCTTACGCGCTAGTAAGCGCGGTTATTTCGCTTATTAAATATATTGGTTCCTTTTTTGTATGAAAACCGAACGAGAACAATTAGAGCAAAATACTAAAATAGCTTATGCTCAACAGCGAGCCGAGGAGCTTGGCAATACAGTTACTAGGCTTCAAGAAGAACGTTGGGAAGCTAAACGGTGGGAGTTTCGTACCAGCTCGCTTAACCTACTCAATATACTTTCCTACTGGATAATGGTTACGTATGCTGCTTTTACTGATACAGCACCGGAAATTGTAGACACTGCAACAGATTTTTGGTTACTGCTATTCTTTTTCTTGATATTACGAGAGCACCACTACAACAAGCGTTTCCAATACCTTGACGGAAAAATTGACGGTATTTTAGTAGCCCTAGAGACATTGTTTCCGGATAGTAACCGAGACGACGAAGGTAATGCTCCTAGAAAAGTAAAGCGTCGCAGTATGTTCAAGCGTTTTAAGGAGTTTATCGAGCGTATTGGACAGAGTCAAACTAAAGAAGTACCAGCATAATATGAAAATAAAAGTAACAAAAGAAGGTCGCGAGGGTATCTTTATTCCGGAAAAAGAGAGCTTAATTGCTTGGATTAAAGAGCAAAAGTTTGAGCAGATACACAACTTTATACCTACTGCCAATATGATGTTGGGAGCAGATCACGACGTAGAAAGCGTCATAAAAGATATTGAGAAATCAGACCGCCTAGCAATTCTTACCGGAGACGCTCAAGCAAATAACCTCGGGCACGCATTGTCTCTTATTTTTGAGAATAAAATGGAAATGTACGATATAGGCAAAATAACAGAGGAAGACTTGGATATAAAAATCTAATAAACGGCTTATGAAAGATACAGACTTCCGAAAATTAACTAAGAAACAAAAGCTTGAAATGAAGCCCGACTACAGTATGGGGCGTATTGAAGATTTAAAACGAGTACTGCTTATACCTATAAAAAGGAAAATGAGTGGCTACGGTATGAGCGCTATTTTCGTAGAAACAAAGGACGGCTGGAAGCGAGTACCGGACTATGATTGTTTTAACTTTACTTTTTGGCAGCCGAAGCAGATTGTTACATTACGCGGAGACTTCGAGTATGGTGGCGTTGTTTTCTTTATGGCAGACCATACCGCGGCAAGTAGCCATTTTTACGGGGGTAGTTTTGATATAGGTTAGCTTGACTAATATGTGATTAGATAAAATTAAGGAGTGTGACCCTACTTTTTGGGAAAGACTCGAAA